AGCTGCGTTAGTTATAGCTGGAGCGGAGACACTTGATATGTTGAGCACCAAAGTTGATGCTGCCAGTTTGTTCACAACTGCTACTATAAAATCTTCCATACCAGCCAGGTTGCCTTGATTGTCAAATGCTGGTGCTGTAATTAAAACCTTAAAATTGGCTGTAGGTGAAATAGTCACCTGGGTATTGTTATTAGGCGTAATGTAAGGGTCAGATGGGGTGACCACTACGCTGTTTGCGAGCAAAGTGCTTGGTGGGTAGGCAAAGACAGACCACACGCCATTATTGGTTAATGCTGTGGCTAGTGTGCTTCTAAGGGTTGTAATTGCTGCTGGCATTAGCCCACCATTGTGTTAGGGCTTGAATACGGCTGGATGAGACCACGTACTCTATTCATCAGCTGATAACCCATCCTGTAGGGGCTTGCACTGATCCCATCCATACCGACCCCACCTGTCTGACTGACCTGTCTGGCCTGCCAGATGTCCACGGCAATTACCATCGCCGCTTCTCGTATACTTGGGGTATTCGCATAAGACTGTGATTTATCATCTGGGCCAGATACTTTGCCACTTGGAATGATGCGATGGGCTGGATCATTGGCATTTGTTCTTGCATATTGCACAAATGAGTAACCAGTTGGAAATGATGTGTATGGATAAGATGTTAAAAATGCTGTAGTTAAAGATGCTGGCACTGTAGTGCCTGGGAATGCTCCAGTGATTGTATATGTGCCATTATAGATACTGCCACAATTCTCGACTGTAATTGATTGACCTACTACAAAAATGCCAGGATTGGCTAATACTAAAGTAACCACATTATTTGTAAGGCTTGCACCGACTACTGGTGCTGAGTTAAACCAAAGATATTGATTGAGTAAATCTTCTGCTGATTGACAGACTTCTTCAACTGTTGAATCAGAATACAAAGAACCTATACCTAGGTTTGTGCGCAACTCGGCTTTGGTTACGTATGTGGCTGCCATTGTATTCCTCTCTTAAAGCTCCCCCAGGGCTAGGGCTACTAAACCCCAGGGGATGACTAATTAACTAACTTATTACGTTAGGTTGAAACGACGAACTCCACCAGCGACCAATACACCAACAGCCATATAGCCATAAAGTGAGGTCTCAATTTCTCCCGATGTTGGGATATTGGTGGAAAGTCTTAGCGTAGGGCTTTCGTAAATTGATACTGATGAAGGTACAACGATAAATGCAGACTCATCGATTGTAGTTGAAACAGCATTTGGATCTACGTATAGATCTAGACCTAATACGTTTCCACGTAGTGATGTTGGTGTTGATGATCCAGCGTTGTTCATTGGATTAGCAGCGTTGTAAATTGGGCGACCAGTTGAATCAGTTGCACCCATCAATAGAGACCATTGTGATGTACCAGCGATGTATTTAGTTGCTAGTTCACCTGTTGCAAGATATGCAGCTGGTGCTTCTGTTGATACGTAGGAGATAATTCCTGCGGATGATGCTGCTACAGCTGTACCTTGTGTACCGCCTGCTGTTAATGCTGCAATTACTGCTGCATCTGTTGCTTTATTGTAAGCTCGTTGCATATTATCCAACATAGCCTGGAAGAAGCTCGGATCCGATCTTTCAAGGAGCTCGAGGCTATAGCGTTGTAAACCGCTGTACTTCTTAACAGTCAGATTTACATAAGATGAAACAATACCTGTCTCAGATGGACCAGCACCTTCTGCTGTCTCTGCAACTGTACCTGCTGTTGTAATTTTTGGTACTGAAATTGTCATACCAGCTGCACCAAGCGCACGTGAACCGATTGCATCGATTGCAGGGCGTGATCCAATGGTTGTGTCAATTACTGTAGGTACATAAGATACTGGTGAAAATGCTGGGTTGGTTGTGAATGAATCATCAGCAGCTGTAAGTGCTTTAGCAGCTTGTGCTTCTGCTGCCATTACCCATTGTGCTGAATCAGCGTTACCAAGTTTTGCTTTGATTGAATGCTCTAAGAATTGAGCTTGTGTCTTAATTGGTGAGCGTGGCTCTGTATAGAAGGATGCACTAATCGTTGGACGTGCGGCTTCTACTGGAGCGGTCTCGACCACTGGTGCTGTTGTTGGCTCTGTGGTGTTTTCCACTTTTGCCTCACTTTCCGTAGTTGGTTGATTTGTTGCATCCGCTTCGCCTTCGCTAGCGGCAACTTTAGTTACTTGCGCAGCACTAAATGCTGGTGTTTCAACTAGGCTAACTTCTTTAAGAACTGCGCTAGTCACTTCTAGATAATCTTTGTGTTGCTTTGATGCACTAACATCAACTCCAACAGATAGACCATCGATTAAACCTTCTGAGGCAAGAATCAAAGCATCTGAGCCTTGCATACTTGCACTAATCTTAAATTGGGCATAGATGCCATCTTCGGCTTCCTGAAACTTTTGCATACGGCCTATTGGCTTATCGTTCTTGTGTTGCATAAGCATCTTAATCTTGCCTGGATCACCGATCTTGATTGATCCCTTTTGAAATACAACTTTGCCGACAGAGGTATTACCTACCTCGCCAAATGGCACAATTTTTCCAGCGATGACTTTGCGTTCACCATCTGAACTTTCAATAGAACTACTGAACGTAAGTAGCATCGTTACTCTCATTTCCGTCTGGTGTCATATCTTCCATTTCTTTTGCTTGCTCTACGTCTATTAAACCTAGAGACAACATTTTCTCAATAGCATCAAGTCTGGCCATTGTGTCTGCACGTAAGAATGATTCATCGATATTAAATCGCACGATATTTCCTCTAGCTGTAATATCATCCATAGATAGTCGATCTTCAATAGCGCAGATATATGGCTGTAATGAATATGCTACAAACTCTTTGCGACCATCAATTACGTTTTGATATGTGAGTGAGTTATTCATATCCGCTGAGATCATATAGGCAGGTATGTTCATCGCTCTGGCAATTTGGGTGGCAAGAAATTGGGCTGCATCGTTGTACATCATTTCACGTGGAGAGAATCCAACGTTTTCTACAGATAATGTAGATGTTAAATATGCTGTCGATCTATTTTGACGTGATGCCTTCCAAGCTGCTAATAATCCTTGTACTTGCTGTTCTGGTAAATCTGCGCCAGTATTTTTCAACACAGAGGTAGCCATAGGAGTTTGTGCTGCAACAGCAGCGGCCTTCTCAATATCTAAAGCAGATTGAATTGTACGACCACCAGTTTGCAATACACCTTGTGTTAATCCTTGGAATGTAATTAAAGATCCAACACCAACCATTGGCACTTTTTCGCCATCGACTGTATAAAATAAAACTTCTGTGCCTTTAGCATTTGTAGTTACATTTACTCTAGTGTTTGCAACCCATTCAAAACGTGCAGGGCGCAGGTCATCCGCAAAAACTTCGGTGACACGCCAAAACGCCTGCCCATAGAAGATGAGTGAATCAACAGTGTACGAGATGGTGACGGATCGTGGCTGTCGAATATCAGGTTGCTCTAACCATACTGGAGATCCTAATTCTTCACCAGTAGATTTTTTGTATAATTCCAAAGGCAAATAAGAAATTACGCCTTTAATTAAATTAGCGCATCTATTGACTGCTGGGACTTGAACTGCTAAAGCTCTATCAATAGGGCCATAACCAAAATTAGAAGATCCAAAACCTAAACCAAATCCTGGCTCACCCATAACGGCAGGGGCGTATTGCGCTTGAACGGTTTTAGTATTATTGGTTATACCCAAAGCAGACAATAGACCCATAGATATACTTTATACCATAAATCGGACTATTGGTGCAAGTTAGACAAAGATTTGCGCAGTTTGTTGTGGCTTTGTTAAGTGGCTAACCACCATAGCCAGGCTTATTGCAGCTGTAACATCTCCAGCCGATTTACGCCTAATAATGCGCCAGCCAGCATCATTTGTCTTGGCTGCACAGTTATTTAAGTGTTGCACCAAGTCTGCCTGCCCGCTATGAACCAATCTTAAATTAGCCAGGGAATCAGATAAGTCGCTACAAGCTTGGTAGAACGCCTGGCCACTTACGTCTTGCATTCTCCAGCCACTTTGTTCAAGTCTATTGGCAATACTTTGCGTGGCGTACTTGTCATAACAAATAATATGTGGATGATATTTTTTAGCCCATTCATTTATATCACTTGCCATTTTAACTTCATCAATAGCCACTTCACTTTGCCAAAGCTGTGCAAGTCCAACTGCAATCTTGCCATCTTTCATTTGACCCATTACTAAAGCACCTGATCTTCTAGTAGGTGCAATATCAAATGCCATAATTGTTGTAGGGCCAACTGGTATTTCCAGGGTGCTATCACTGCAAGCCTCAATAGATCCATATACCCAAGGGCTGACAGCAGAATCAATCCATTGGCATAACATCTCAGTACGTGTAGCTTCAACGCTGTTGGTATTAACCGATTCTTCTAGTGTTTGCTCAGTTATTAAATGTCCAAGTGCTGGATTTGCCATAGCCCAGGCTTTGCGATCTTGTATTTTACAATGTTGTGGTGCTGACCATTCATAATAGCCAAGATTCTCCGGTGGATAAGATAAGCAACGTTCACGTAAATCATTTAGCACCGTACTAAACCCATCACCAGCATTACTTGTCATTAGTGTCATAGCGGCTGGCCTAGCCCTAGTGACTGGGAGTGCAGCTGTAAAGGCTTCTTCTGTCCATTCTCTTAATTCATCGATGTATAAGAAGTCTGCTGTTTTACCACGAGGTGCATCTCTGGTCGCTGCTGCAATTTCATACCTTGCACCATTTTTTAATGTAATAGATTCCTGGCCATTAGCAAGTCTTATCTGTCTTACCTGCTCTTTTAAGAATGGATTATCCTCGATTGTAAATGCAACCTGCCTAAATGTATCAAGTGCCATATTTCGATTAGATGACATACCTAAAACGTTTTTACTGCCCCATAGAAATAGATGGCTAAGGATTAACATACGTGCTAAGTGGGTTTTGCCGTTTTGACGTGCCACCAGGATTAGAGCTGTTTTTTTACGCCAATTATTATCAACATCCACAGCGAGTAAATCATTCAATACCCAACGCTGCCAAGGTATGAGTGGTAAACCAATTTTCTCAGCTAGATCCGCAACCTCTTGCGCTCTGTTATCACCTTTTAATAAAGGGCTGTGGATTCTTGGCTCAGTGCTGCCAATTCGCCCGACCCCTCGTTTGGGCTGGGTTATTTCTGTATCAATCTGCATTGAAGTTAAGCGTATCAGGTTTAATAAAGGGTGAATCTGGAATGACCTGGACCGTCTCAGGGAGAGAGGTTTCAGAAAAGACAGGGGGGGTCGCCTTGTTATTGAAAAAACGACCGCCTTTAGATGAGTTACACGATTTGCACAGTGATTGCAAGTTATCTAATGCCCACATATCCCCACCCTTAACACGTGGCACAATGTGATCCACCGAATCGGCTGGCCTACCACACGCAGCACACTGCCATCCATCACGATCAAGCACAATGATTCGTAGCTTCTTCCACTTACCACTACCTATTGCTCTATTGCTCAATGCCATCCTTTAATCTTGAAATGATCTAATGCGTTACACATAGAACCATATCTATTGTAATTATATTTAATACCCCACTCTACCTGCTTATATCCATCTACTGTACTAAGCCACTTACTCCTACCTTGTGGTATGCCATAGTGTGAACCATTACGTGCTTTAGGATTCCACCTAGACTCAGCTGTATACAGATCATCCAAACAATAGAACTCTGTAAATGAGTAATCTAATTGCATAAAGGCATATTGTTTATAATGAGTAGTTTTAATTGTTGCAACAGATTCATCTATTAACAAACCAAATGTAATGCAAATACATATAGCTGACCCGAATAGCCAGCACCTACCGAGCCTAGCCCTTGGCGGCTCAGCCTTTCGCTTTGAGAGCGAATGCTTCCTAGAGCGTAGCATCATAAGTCAAACTCCTTTACGCTTAATTATTATAATCGTCTCACTATGTGGACTGTGATTTACAACACACTATACGTAGATCATCTGTATCTATCCAATTCTCAACATATCCAGCATGACTCATATTGATACCCAACCAAGATATTGAGCATCTGGATTATCTTTGAGCCACTGTTCACGCAGCTTGTTTTGGTAAGCCCAGTCAATATCAGCCATTTTTACCCCAGCCAGTACCTTTGAAGATTAACCCTGGTGCTGAGTACAAGCGGTTCATTTCTAGATTGCATTTAGGGCATAGCATTCCACCATCACCCTCTTTATATGTGCGATGCACTGAGCCATAAGTGCCACACTCTCTACAGCTGTATTCATAAGTCGGCATCACTTTGCTCCTATCAAAGCACACGTATGGCAGTCAGCACCTAGGAATTGCCAACTACCACACTTTGTGCATCTGGAAATATCGCTATCTGGTATATGCAACGCTTCGGCTATATTCTTAACGCCTACTGCGCCACAGTCCATACATTGATAAGCCTTAAATCCATCTGGCGTATCTAGCCCTTCAAGCCATAAGAACTCAGTTTTGCGCTTACAGCTATTACATTTGAATTGTGGGTGCATTATGGTAATATCCTTATTGCCTACAATGGCACTGAGTACATACCAAATACTTACCATCGTGCATAAGTCTGTCATCATTACAGCTCATACACTTATCGCCAGTTGGCTCTATGGTTATCTTGTCATTTTCGAAACGTGCTAGATAACCTGAGCCATCGATAATTTCAGCGTATCCCATTACTCGACTCCCTTCTCGCTTGGAAAGAACCAACTGCCTGTGGCATCTTGCTTAGCCCAGACTGCGTGCTCTTTGATTTGTCCTGCACAGACATATCCATAATATGGCTTGTTAGTTGCCTTGGTTATGCCAGTTCTTAATATGTGCCCTTTGTCGCAACAAATTGCTGGCGGCTTAGGTGCTACAGGTGCTTTGAACTCAGTTGATCCCCACTGCACGGGATCTTCTAATTTGTTTTCGACTGCAAATACTGCTCCAGTTCCATTATTAGCAACTCGTTGCATTTCTGTGCGGCTAGGCCTTGCACCCTTCTTCGAATAGATGTAGTTAGCCAAAGCCCTGCCGATTGCGGAACTCTCTGCAAGTTCGCAAGCAAACTTATTAAAACTCGATCCAGTGCGGATCTCGGATGCCCAACCAGTCGCAACTGGTACTGAATCAACCGTAGTTCGATAGAGACGAGCCACAAACACAAACTCATCTGCGCCACCATTAGGGCGATTAACAAGTTCTGTCTGAATAGACCCATCTTCATTATCTTTCCACCATTTCTCTAATCGTTCTTCAACTGTTTCATAGTCCTCTAAATTAAATGCCATCTAGCCACGCTCCTTCGTCTTGCATAGCATCGGTGATTGTTTTTGCAATAGAGATGTATCCAAGCGCATCGGTGTAATTGTCCAACACTCGTGGATCTTCAGCTTGTCTGCTGATTTTGACCAGTGCCATACAGATAGCAACTTCATTCGGTTGAATTGGATAACCCAGGTAAGCTGTCCAGAGTTCGGCAATTCTTTTATGGTTTTGGATCGGGTGGCCATAAGCAGCACCTCTAGCGTGCAGTGTCTCTGTAACATTGGAAAATAACTTCTCAGTTGTGGTTGTCATAATCAAACACCTCGTCTGACTTTTTCTTTATATTGGTCATTCTTCTGTGAGAATCCCACCCCGCCTGACGGCCTTTCCAATAACCCGCCTGAAATGCTGACTCTCTTATTTGATAGCCAACCCACCATAGAGCTGATAATCCCATTACCAACCATAGATAGATATAACCGAATGATTTTAGGTCGTCATAGATATTCATGCGTTCACCAACTTGCTGCGCAGGTGGCATGGACTAGCGTAGTTAGTAAGCATTAACCAATCGCCTGTGCCTTCATCGCTATGAATAGCGTAGTTTTTACCTAATGAGCTGATAAAACCTTCTGCCATCTTTAGTGCAGCGTAGTTATCAAACCAATATGCGTAATGCCAACTGTAAAATGGTTTTGGATCAAATCGATCTGCCTGTTTTTCCCATTCTTGACCCATCCATTCCATTGAATTGATCCATAGCTGCTCAAAATCAGCTGCTTTCAAGTCAATCTGTATTTTCACTGTAGCCCTACTTCCTATGCTCACGATTTGTGGCATGGCAATAGTGTGCCACCTGTGTACGACTTTGTGGATTATTTAATGGGTTTTTTGTATAACGATTAGATAACGTTATCCGTAGTACTTGCCGAGTGCTGTAAATGAGCCATCCTTATTGATCGGCACTAACGTGGGTGTTAGTGTCTTTCCTACGGCTTCAAGTATAGCAAACCCCATCTGCCAATTTGCGGCAGAATAGCGTAAATAAGAGGCTTTTCTACGATCCATAAGGTTTCCTACCTCAATCCCATATAAGGGCCTATAATGGCTTCCTATGGCCTCTGAATAGGCACTCATACCAAGCCTGTGGCTATGCCCCGCAATTACGGATTTGCCCCATTTTTTTGCTAGATTTAACGAGGTAATGCCCGCATGTTGGCTCATGTTGCCCTCATCGCCATGGGCTAATACCCACCCTGGATGAAACTCTGGCGGTGTTTTGTGATAGGTCATGCCCATCTCAGCAAAGCCCATAAACTTAGGGTATTGCAGCTCTGGCAAAGAGATTAAGCCAGGCACTTTTAATAGTGTGTTGTATAAACGATCTGAATGATTACTTCTAATGATATGCATTTCACGGCTGTATTCGCCTAGATCCCAGAGAATCTCCTTGCATAGCTCACGATCCTGGTGAATGGTTTGCTCATAAGCCAAAGGTGTTTTCTCACTCCAACGGCTAATGGTCTGGAAATCAATTTCATCGCCGACCACCAATACAGAATCAAACTTCTCCCTACGTGCTAACTTGATAACATTTTTTACAGCTGCCTCGTGGTGATAAGGCACTTGTAAATCTGATATTACGAGATATCTAGTAGACTTAATCTTCTTCCTCATCTGGAGTAGGAATACGAGGGATAATGCCGTCATCGCCTACGACCCAATCGGGCATAGAATCTGGGCTATCCATTAGATACAGCGCAACAGATTCGCTAAAACCAGCCTTGCGTGCGGCTTTGTATAATTCGTGTTTACAAATATAAAACACTTCTAGCTTAGATAAAGGATCAGGGGTCTTGCGAACTCTGCGCCTGTTAATCTTCTTGCGCTTGCGTGTAGTTGCCATAATAAAATTATCGCTTACTAATTAAAACAAAGAGATCATCGACACGCTGTTCAAGTCGTGTTAATTGATCTTTCATAGATGAGCCACCATTAGGGCGCAACTCATTAAGCCAGCCTCTAACCAGGAAACGTAATCCTATTAGCACGCCTGATAGCACGGCGATAACGCCTGCGCCAAAACCAGCCCATTCCGCTGGACTCATTTCGCATCAGCACCGATGCCATAGGCACTATCGGATTTATCTAAAGCCCTGACTGCTGGGCCTGCAAGAGCCGAGATAACTACAGCTACAACAGGATCTAAACCTAATTCATTACTTGCTAAGAATGTTAAGAATGATACTAATACGCCTCGTGCATAAGACTTGATTACAGCTTGTTGCTTCTTGCTTATTTTCATATCTTGCCCCCTAGTAGTGGTATATCAAACGGCCTGCCATCTTTATCGCCTGCCTTAGTAAAACTAATATGTATATGTTTTAAGTGTTTATTAAAGCCTTTGTAAGTACGCCATCTATAGCCCAGGATCTTGCTTGCTATCTTGCCGTTATGGATTACGTAAGATATGCGTTTATCGGTTTTTGCGCATTCCCTGATTTGGTCAGCCAAATATATTGACATCCCCTCGGATGTATCCAAGCGAGAATCCACATCAATGGCTCTGACACATCCCCCATCTGGGTTATGATCCGATTTTCTGGCACTATGACGAGCGTCGCCCAGCCACCCATCGCTGGTAGTGCGACGATCACTGAACCATAAATCAATTTGATCTCTTAACTGGACTCCAGCTGCGCATAACCAAGGTTTCAATTTATAGTAACCATCACTTGCATTACTCCAGAATTATTTGATGCAACACCATACAAAGATTCATTATCAGATAGCATCATAGATAATTTGTCTCCATTATCCATAAGATATCCAGTAGATGTTGTAACCCCAGGGCCACCTACATAGATAGTGTGTTTAGCATGCAAATAGACCATTTGGTCAGCTCTATTAGCTGTGACCAATAGCGTTGGTGTAGTGGTTACTGTCACCTGTGATGTCTGTGGCATAATTTATCATTACCCTTCTCGATCGTCAGTAAACTTTTTATTGCAATCCCATACATAAGCATCGGTCAATTGAGCATCAGGATGGCATTGTGGTGCTACTTGGATAACTTAAAACTACTACTACAGCTGCGCATAACCAAGGTTTCACTTGCCTAGTTTTAATCCTTTAGGTATTGATTTTGAGTAATCCCATTTAGCAATATATGCACCATTGCCATCAGAATCATCTCTTAAAACGATGCTTCCAAACATTGGATCAAAATCTGCATTAGTTAATTCTGGATAAATTTCAACAATCTTTTCCCATAAAGTCATCTTATGCTCCTAAGTAACTGATTTGAAGAAATGTAAGGTCTGATCCACCTAATATATTTAATGCTCCACCTGAATCTTGAAACACAAAAAATTCATAGTAATCACCAGCTGTTGCATCAACAACATAAGACCATGATAATCCAATGTTTGCTGTATTTTGATTGACTGGTTGAACTGCATAAAATATGCGTGTTCCATTTTTATGAACATAAGTTGATCGACCACCAGTTGCATTTCCTGCCCAATACAATCCACCAGAAATTAAGTATTTACCACTCTTTCCTGTTGGAATTGTTAATCTTGAAGTATTTGTTGCTGTGCTATGAATTGAATCAGTATCAAATGACTCACTATTAAAAGTTAAGGCTACAACTGTATTATTTGCAATTGATTGGTTTGCTGAATTAAATACACTTGCTCCAAGGTAAGCAGATGTAGTTGGTTGGTTATAATCGAAGAATAAAGAAGCACTTGTAGAATTAAAATATAAAATGCCACCCTCGTATTGACTCAAAGCTAGTGATCCAGCAGTTGAAACTGTTGCTGTACCAGCTGTAATTGTGCAAACACCAGCACCAATATTCTGTATCTGTACAGAATCTCCAGTTGCAAATAATGCAGTATTAACTGTAATGGTTGTAGATGATGCGCTGTTCATTTGTATTACAGTGCCAGCATCAGCAGCCGTTAATACATAAGATGTCGTTTTAGTACTAGGTGATCCACCACCCATAGCAGTTTGCTGCAAACTTGTCATTTGGGCAGCTGTTAATACCTGTCCTGTAGTAAACGTCTGTTTAGCCATTTTTCTCCTTAGTAACTGAGCACATTATAGTCTAAAGTGCCGTATAAATTGCTGTCTAAAAGTAGGCCGTCAATTATCGGCTCTAACGTTGTGAAGGTTGTTTTCCAACTATTTGGGGTGATGTTTAGGCTCACTCCAAAAATCTGCAGGGTCTTTTGAATGGTCGATCCGCCTGGCTGGGTAGTCAGCACTGTAATCGGATCAAAGAAGTCAAGTTCTAAGGATGCCAGGATGCCTGCGTTGTAATTGTCTGTGTATAGGTCAAGGGTTATGGAGTCCACTCGGATACTGGTCTCAGCTCTAGATGCCACATAAGCCAGGGCATAATCTAAAGCTACTGCATCGGTCTGCATCATAAGGTCATTTAAGAAGTAGGAGTGCAAGAAATACTTGTCGATAGATGCTTGATTTGAGGCCACCTGTGGCGATCCCGATAACCTAGAGACAGTTGCCTTGTTAAATACTAAAACGTCATTCAGCACCCAAGTAGCATCTTTGTATTCAATACCCGTGCCATCATCTGCAAACAGTGTTGGTGTTTCGCCAATAGAACTAACAGTTACCGATCTATCTTGGAATACAAACGAGCCACTAGCATCTACATACAATGCGCCGTACTCGCTGTTCTCTATTGTGGTCAAAGCCTCTAGTGCCGTGCGGTTAGTGCCAGGATCTGCCTGCACTGTAGTTAAACCTGCATCTACATCACGCATAGAGTTAGGCCAGTCGATTTCGTCTAAGATTTGGTTAATGCGTGTGCCAGTTAAGTCGCCTGCTGTTGCACCAGTAACGGTGCTGATTTGAGCATTGTTGGCTAATCTAAATGCATCTACAGCCTGGATAGTTGTGTATGCAACATCCTCTGCATCTTTAGGATATGTAGTTACATAGCTTGTAATAAAGCCTTGAAAGATTGGATAGGTAACGCCTGAGTAGGTAGCAGTAATCTGCACCTTACGCATCGGGCTAAGGAGTCCCGCATAGGGCGATAACGGGTTCTGTGGGTTAAAATCGCCATTCTGATCTACTATGCGCAGTGTTAGGTTGCCTGTCTGGAATTGATCTGATAGCGCATTACGGCCACGTTTAGTTTGCACAGACATAACCTGGTTAGATACATCTACAATTACAGCTGCTGAATCTGCTAATACGTTTGTGCCAAAAATACCCTGGCCAATAATAAAAGCCTGCGCAAAACTAGGGCCTGTACTAAAGTTAATTATTGCATTTACTACAGGTACGGTCATGGATTCAAAGACCCAGCAGATGTAGTGCTATATCCGCTTCTCTGTGCTACCTGCACACTGTCTGCAATTAACTGAGCAAACTGATCGCCTGATTGAGCCACATCGATTGTAAGCCTTACATCAGCATAAGACATTGGAGTTGCGTATGAACCTGGTCCATAGGCTGGTGCACTGATTGGCACCGTGTAATCAATGTTGCCTAATGGCCCCATGGCTGGTGGGAATAATTGTTGAATTCCAGGCAAGTTATAGCCAGTAGGATTAAACTCACCAGCGGCTGTTTTAAGGTTAATTTTATTTGTAATACTATCGATTAAGGCTTGCAGTCTGCTAGAGGCTGTACCTAAAGATGTTGTAGCGCCACCAAAGGCATCTGCCAAATCTTTGGCTTTTTTGCCAGCTTCTAATTCAGCGCTGATCTTCTTGGCCAGTGCCTCATTGTTATCTAATATGGCTATCTTAGCTTCTAGGCGTAATATAGTTTCGGCATCTGTAGCCTCGTTTAGTGCCTTAGTTAAACCTATGCGCTCTAGATCAAACTTGTCTCTAAGCTTGTCTACCTCTGACTTTGCTTTTAGCGCAGCCAATTCAGCAGCTCTTTGTTTAGCCAAATCCTTTAGGATCTTAGTTTCTTTGCGTAATTGATCTAAGTAGATTCTAGACTGCACACGTTCTGCGCCACCCTTATCAGGGCCAGCCTTAGCTCGTTCTGCTGCGCCAAGTTGAGATAGTCCAGCTAAATAGCCACCTACAATAGGAATGTTTTGTATATTAAATATGGCTTGGCCGCCAGGTAGTTTTTGTAATCCTTCTAATTTTTTAATTAAAACCGCTATACCATAAATAGCATCACTAGTGCTCTTTGCAAAACCATCCATTAAGTCGGTAGCAGTTTGTATGCTGTTGTCTTTACCTAAAAGAGTTAAAGCATCTAGCAAACCTTTGCCTATTTCTTCTTTGGCATTCTCGGCAGATACTTTTAATAGATCCATCTTGCCAGCATAGGTATCTAACCTGGCTGCTGATTGGCCTGCAAACTTGCTATTAAGCTCAGCCATGATCTTGTTCATATCGCCAGACTTCAATGTGGCTTTACTTAGCCCTGCGCCTAATCTACTTAGAGCTGTGGTCTGGCCTGCATAACCCTTGGCTAATGCCTGGCTAACTTCTACTACTGATTTACCTGTAGCTGCGCTTATGTTTAATGCTGTGTTTAATGCATCCTGGCTTTGAGTGATTGATCCAGTAACAGTCAGCAAAGATTGGAATGCTGGGCGTAGTTGGTCATCTAATACGCCTGTGGCTTGCTGTAAACTGGCAATATACTTTTCAACACCTGGTGCGCTGAATTGGTAGCCAACGTTCTTTAATTGCTGCTCTAATGCCTTTGCAGCCTTTTCATCAGCCATGAATGCTTGTACTGACTTTTTGCCAAAATTAACTACAGCTGTGGCACTAAAGACTCCAGCAAAGACTTTGCCAAAACTCTTGACTTGCTTTTCAAAGGCTGATACTTCCTTCTTGCCTTTTTTTAATCCTTTGTTATCAAAGGTGCTAAGTGCGGAGACTACTAAAGTTGGCACAATTACACGCCCTTAAATCCACGAGCTGATCGCTCTTTGTAAAAACCTAATACCTGATTTTTTTGCTCTAATGGTAATTTCTTGTAATACGCAAATATGGCATCATCTATAGCCTTTTTGAGGCCTGCATAGACATCACCTTGTTCTTCTTTCCAAACCTTGTAAATAACTCGACCCTTATTCTTACGACCTCTGCGACCTACTGAGCCAGCCATAGTTGCATCTACTACGCTTGGTAATGCTTGAATAAATTGTATGCCTGCATCTGGGTTTAATGATGCACCTTGTGAGCCACCTGTCTTACGACCAGCAGTTTCATAAATAGCGCCAGCAGCTGATTCATTAGATACATAGTTGTAAACAGAGTAGCCGCTTCTGTTTTTCTTATTAGGGCCAAGTTTGTATTTAATGTCTTGTCTAGCTGTATTTTGATCGTATGCAGGGAATGGTCTGCGTTGACCTTCTTGTGGTTGCGCTTGTTTAAGCCAGCCACTCAATACTTTGTCGTTGTCTGGAAACTCTTGTTTAGATAGATTGGCTACTTTAATCATGGGTGTTTTTAACGAGGCTTTGACGTTCTTAAACATATCCTCGTCTATTTCATCAATTGCCTTAAGGAACTCTCTAACGCCGTTTACCACGACTGGCATTTTTGATCTCCTTAGCTCTGTCGGTTAAGACTTGTACGATGGCTGCGTACATTTCTGTATCCATGTTAATAAACTCGCTAGGCGCAATTCCTGTCTCTACACTTAAAGCGGCAATACTGTATAAAGTTGAATTACGCTGTACTATTTTTTTTCTTCGTCTAATACCTCTACAGTATCCAAAGTATCAATAAACTCTGAACCCCATACAGGTATTTGAACGCCAGCCCTACGTAAACACTCATAAGCCAGCCAGAAGATTTCTGTTTGACGTTCATGCTCACGTAGGACTTTGCTAATACCTGATCCGTACTTTAACTCGAAAGCGTACTCGACACCTGGTGTTATCTTGTGCTCTGATACTTCACCATTAGCCCTTGTTATCTTTAGCTTTGCCATTATTACTCCTTAATTAGAACGCTACAGATGGAGATACTGTTAGCGTTGAGTTAAGTGTAAAGGTTACTGAGGAAGTTGCAACCTCTGCAACACCAGCAGTACCGACAGGAGTTAGGTTGTTTACCAAGATTGAGAATTGGTAAGAAGGGTTTGCAGCTGATACGGCTGTGCCTTTAACAGTAATAACGGACACGGCAAGGGTCTTGCCGAATGCCTCATTAAGAGTTTGCATTACCTGGCTAGTTGCCCAGTCATTGATAAAGTCGATAGTAAATGTGCCTGATTGTAGGCCTGCTACATACTTATGAGCAGAATCTCCCATAGCAGTTACTTCTAACTCATCTACGATTTGGTTAATTACTGCGCTAGTTACTAGCGAGCTGATATCGACAGATGGTGTTGTAGGTGCAGCATTGGTAGCCAACTTAACACCCACGTTATTGTTTAAATAGATTGCCATTCGTTATTCCTCGTCTTTCTTTGTTTGTGCAGTTGGTTTTGGTGCTTCCTTGATTTGGCCTGTCTTAATTAAGAAGGCTAAGTCTTCTGATGTGCTCATGTTTAACTCCAGCTCGTTAGGATTGATACGGTTATTTCTGATGTTAATAAATCTCCACTAGCTGCGTTAGTTATAGCTGGAGCGGAGACACTTGATATGTTGAGCACCAAAGTTGATGCTGCCAGTTTGTTCACAACTGCTACTATAAAATCTTCCAT